ACTGGCAGACCTCAGATGATTGTAGAAGATTATTACGGAAACAGATTCTTCTGTGGATATGAGAATGGTATGGACTTGACTGGTGGCACTATCGTAACTGGTGCTGCTGCTGGAGACCTATCAGGATTCACATTGACAATGGAAGGAATTGAAGAATTTGCTCCATATTTCTTAGAGAGTGCAGTTACTATTAGTGTTGGTTCTCAGATTGACCCAACATCTGCTGCAGTACCTCAACCTTAATATTTAATCATATTAAAATCAAGACCCTACTTCGGTAGGGTTTTTTTTGTTTTAGACTTTTACAAATTCAGACAATTCTGTCGTTATATAAGTATGATTGTATTAAAAACATCAGCAACTGCTCAAACCATCTCTGTGATACCTCGCAGATATGAGAATGTATTTAAGATGTCAGTTCGTGATGACTCTACAAATGTTACTGTAGAATACGATGTAAATAGTGCTACTATATCAGGGAACTATTATACGTTTGATAATGTATTTTCTCCTGTTTTGGTAGAAGGACATTTCTATGATTTAGAATTATTTGCTTCTTATGACTATTGGAATACAAACTACTCTTTATGGCAGAATTATGATGTCTTATGGCAAGAAGATGCAGGATTTAAAGGGATAATATACAAAGACAGAATATTTTGTACTGACCAAGATATCGAGCAATTTGAAAATGATTACTATGAATTAAATGAAGGTCAATATACACCTAGTACATCAGGAAATAATGACTACATTGTAATGTTATGAAGAATAAAAGAACAAGAAATAAATTAGGACAATTCACAACAGAATCAAAAGTTTCTGAATATGGATTTGTAAACCTAAGCACTTACACCAGTCCTGAGATTAAGGAAGTTAAAAACAAGGGATGGGTAGAATATGGAGCAGACAATGACTATTTTCAGTTCCTTATCGACAGATACAATGGTAGTCCAACAAATAACGCTGCAATCAACGGAATCAGTCAAGCTATCTATGGTAAAGGTCTAAACGCTACAGACTCAAACAGAAAGCCTGAAGAATATGCTCAGATGATTTCTTTGTTTCACAAGGATTGTGTCAGAAAGCTATGTTATGACCTGAAGCTAATGGGTCAATGTGCTATGCAAGTAATATATTCTAAAGACAGAAGTCGTATTGCACAGATAGAGCATTTCCCTATCGAGACACTAAGAGCAGAAAAAGCAGATGAGAAAGGAGAAGTTCCAGCATATTACTATTTCAAAGACTGGTCTAAGATAAAGCCAAGCGATAAGCCTAGAAGAATACCAGCTTTTGGTAAGTCTAAAGAGAATATAGAAATTATGTACGTTCAACCATATCGTGCAGGGTTTTATTACTATTCTCCTGTGGATTATCAAGGTGGATTACAGTATGCAGAACTAGAAGAAGAAATTTCTAATTTTCATCTGAATAACATTATGAATGGACTAAGTCCATCAATGCTTATCAACTTCAATAATGGTACACCTAACCAAGAAGAAAGACAACTAATAGAAAGCAAGATTGCAAACAAGTTCTCAGGAACATCTAATGCTGGTAAATTTAACGACAATAAAGAAGCATCAGCAGATATAACACCTATTCAGTTGTCGGATGCGCACAATCAATACCAATTCCTATCAGACGAATCTTCTAAGAAGATAATGGTAGCACACAGGATTGTCAGCCCAATGCTATTAGGTATTAAAGATGGTTCAGGGTTAGGCAACAATGCAGATGAGATTAAGACTGCATCTCTTTTGATGGATAACACAGTTATTAGACCTTTTCAGGAGCTTTTAATTGATTCCTTTGACAAGATACTAGCTTACAATAATATTGCTTTAAACCTATACTTTACGACCTTACAACCATTAGAGTTTACAGAAGTAGATTCTGAGGTACAAGATGAGGAAACTATCGAAGAAGAAACAGGGGTTGAGATGGAGACTGAGTTAAAAAAGCCTTGTCAAGCAGGATATGAGCAATATGGAATGAAAATGAAGAACGGAAAGAAAGTTCCTAATTGTATTCCTATTCAGAATAGTGAAGATATCAAGTTAAAAGAGATTGATGGAGAAACTGTTTACAAGACACAAGAGGAAGCGGAAGCTGCTGCTATAGAAAAAGGATGTAAAGGCTATCACGAACACGAAGAAGATGGTATTATTTGGTTTATGCCTTGTGAATCACACGATGTTATAAAAAGACCTGAGTTGTCTGATGATTTAGGACATCAAATTCTTCATTCTCTTAAAGGAGAAAAAATGAGCAAAGAATGGGTAGAGGTAGATGTTCTTGATGAAGATGAAAAGATATCTGATGAAGATTGGGCAAATATTTGTATAAAGGAAAAGAAAAGCCTACTTAGAAAATTAGCTGATGAGATATATTCCAAAAACAATGGTAGTGCCTTT